GTCAAAGAACTTGAAACTGAAAAGATAAAAAAACGTGTAGAGTGTGATGATGATGACGATATCATGCACGACCCCGATGTGCGTAAAATGGTTGAAAATGGTGAACACATCTGTCACATGTTTGACGCATATTGCCAAGCATGTGAAGATGATGAGGAGGATTCTGATGAGGAGGATGAGGAGGATTATGATGATGAAGTAAGGGTTTTGACTGAAGAAGAAGTTCAAAATGACCCTGAAATGACTGCTCATTTTTGTTAATTAAGATACTTAGACATGTTACTTATATCAATAGTATGAATCGCGTTGCTATAGATATAGATGAAGTACTCGTACATTTCGTTAAACCTATGGCTAAATACAATAAACTGAGAATGCCCACTAAAAACAAATACAATTACGTCTATAGGGACATGTTTAGTATCACGGAGAAGGAGTCGGCTAAAATGGTACATGATTTTTACGATTCCGATACATTTAAGAATTTAAAACCCATCCAACATTCGGAGATTGCTATTCGAAGCATGCGTGACAAGTGTGATAAGTTATATATCGTAACGGGTAGACAGTCACACGCTCGTGAGAATACAGAATCATGGTTAGATAAACACTTCCCAGGTATGTTCGATGACCTGATTCTTACGAATAGCTATTCACCACACGAAATACAGAAAGACGATATATGTAGATCGTTAAATATTGACACGATCATCGATGATAACGACATGATATGTGGGTTATGTAAAAATGCGGGTGTAAACAGTATTCATTTCGCGGGTTACGACGGGAGTGTATATCCGTGGTGTCACGAAGATTCTGATAGTGTGTTGAGTTGGTTAGAGTTACATGCGAAATTATGATTTATTTGTAACTAAGACAAACCCCATCAGAGTGGCTATTTCTATCAGGAGAAGTGTCTGTTGTGTCATGACAACCATTTTCGCTCTAGTTGATTTGGGGCTGAAGTCACCATATCCAACTGACGCCATCGTCGTAAAAGAAAAGTAAAAGGGGTCGATAAGGGACTTGAATCCAAATTCAATTGGATTCATCATGGCATATATAAGACCATATAATACGGTGATAACAATCACTGAAACTTGGACATACATTTATTATATAGATATATAATAAATGTTGTTAACCCTAACATTGTTAGGTATCATTTTATATATTTTAATAATTAGAACATATAAAGAATCCTATTTAAAATACGACTGTTTCTTACTATCACTCCCTGAATCAGTCGAACGACGGAAAACATTTATAAATAATCACGACCCGAACATCCCATTAGATATAGTCTATGGAATAAATACTAAGGTAATAGAAAATGCTGAAAAATTTCAACAGTATATAGATCCAGGGTATTATCGTCAAGCGGTTGCGATGCATTACAACAAATCCATCAAACGACCCGATATAACCTATTTCAATATGGGGGCGATTGGAGCCTATATGGGACACATTAACATAATGAAGAAGTGTATAAATAAAGGAGTTAAATACGCGTTAATTTTCGAGGATAATGTTACAGTGAAAAACAAACAATTCTACATGGAAGTACAAGATGTTATAGATGCTACGGGTGGTAATTTCGAGATGTGTTTCTTTCACTGTCTTTCAAGGAAAGTTGACAGGAAAGTGACAAATACTATTGAAGAAGTTTCATGGGTTTCTAGTATGAAGTGTTACCTTATCAATGTTAGAAATATGGAAAAATACATTAATTCATACTTTCCGATGGATAACCATGTCGACAACAAGACTGAAGATATAATAGCGAGGGGTGCGCGCGTATACTATAAAGATTTACGGGATAATATGGAAATAAATCGAACGCGCCCAAGTACGATAGCCCATCATGATCACGGAAAGAAAAACTTCTTCTCGAGGCAGAACCCGAGTCTCACCCCAGGTGATCTAGAGTACGGTTATTAAACGGAATCGACACGGGTTAACCCCCCATCCGTACTCTTCCTCTTCACTAAATTAAAAGCGCCTAGCCATCGGTTTACAGCATTTTTTGAATTTGTTAACGAGTTTGTATCATCATCCACGACAATACTCAAACCGTTACACACATCGGGTTTATTTTCCTTGTTCGGGAATTGAAAATGAAACGCTTTTATGGAAATAGCAGGGATGTCCGGTGCGTCATCCAGTAACCTATCATACTCTTCTCTACATTTCATAACAAAATCTAAAACGTCGCATCTATGTTTTACATCTAAAGAGAGTTCCATATCGATATTTCTATAGAACTTACACCATTGTATACACATCGCGGAATGCGATTCCGACAATTTCAAACTTTGACTGAATTTACTTATCGAAGTTAAAATACCCCCCATAACATTTAAAAACGCAAACACGTATTGTATCGCAATAATTCGTGTTTGTGTATCACTACTTGTATCACTATTCCCACTTGGATTGAGTACCGCAAACCCACCTACACCCGTTAAACTTGCTATCACGATACTCGGATAGGATAAATAATCATTTTGTTTCTTGAAAAAGAGTCTTGCATGATTATGTAACCATCTATAGCCCGCAGCTTTTTCAGCCCATTTTATTAATAATTTTTCTTGTTTTTCGCACCACATACACGGTTCCGAGCTAAGGTCTTTTTCGCTCATCCTACTGTGACGCGATATTTTTCTTTATGGTCTCCGCTGAATGTCGCGCAAGTTTATCGACTTCCTCATTTTTAGGGTTTCCGTTATGCGCTTTCACCCATTCCCATTCCACGAGGTTCAGTTTATTACGTGCTCGGTCAATTTCGATCCATATTTCTTTATTCTTCACCGCACTCCCGGTAGCAGTCTTCCATCCATTTATTTTCCAGTTCCTAATCCACGACGTAATACCATTCTTAACGTAGTTACTATCGGTATAAATACGCACCTCTTGAATATCGCGTCTGACACACTCTTCGAGAGCCTTTAGAATTGCAGTCATCTCCATCTTATTATTTGTTGTATTAACCTGTCCATCACATAATTTAAACTGATCACTAACCACACCCCAACCGCCGCATCCAGGGTTCCCAAGACAACTGCCATCAGTGTAAATCTCATACATGATTACTTATCGCGGTTTATCCTTATACTCTGAAGCCTTTTTGGGTGTTTTACATATGACATCACCACAATGATCCCTATTCTGATACACGGAATTTATGGATGTTGCCACTTCTTCACACGATTTAAGGGACCAACGTCCTAACATAGGTTTATCCACTTTAATTAAAAGGTCAAACACTTTCTTGAACATTATATTAAATGGGAGTGTTATATTTAAGTTTCTTAAAACAGTTCATCTTCAACTTCTATTTTAAGTTTGCAATCATCTTTCGGGTAAGTCACACATAACATGGTATAACCTCTCATCAGTTGATGTTCATCAAGACAGGATTGTGCATCCTGGCTTACACGACCCCATACTAATCTTGCCACACATACAGAACACGAACCTTTGCGACACGAATATGGGAGGTTGAGACCTTGTTCTTCCGCTGCATCTAGAATGTACGTTTCATCATCACACTCAAAGGTTTCATCACCACCGGGTGTAATGAGAGTAATTTTATAATTTGCACGGACAGCTACACGAGACTTCTTCTTGATAAGACGAGTTCGTGGTACGAGCGGTGGTCTAACATGACAAGTGGCAAGGGTAGACATACTATTTTAATATAAATATTATTTTTTAAATAACAGTGGTTTTTCCGGTTTGAAGAAATCATTAAACGGACACCCTTCGCATCGTCTATGACGTACCGCACATTTGAGTGCGTCGGCGTTCTTGATACAAGGTTTTTTCCGTTGTCGATAGGTTCGCCGCCGTGTAATTGCGTAAGTAAGGATCGAGGTTTGACCTATAACTAACATACTACACTAGGGATTTTCAGTTTTAAATAGCGTTATCGTGCACTTTAAAACTGAATTATATTTTATATTTTTTATTAATTAACCGAAACCAACAAATTAGTTGGAGAAGGCGAGGCCACCCATACCGCTTTGGATGCGGAGGACGTTGTAGTTGACCGCGAACATGTTGAGGTTGGTCGCGACGGCACCCGCCTTGGTCTTGATAGCAACTTGCGCGTTATCGATGCGCGAGAAGTTGCAGGTACCGGTCGGCTGGTGCTCTTCGGGCTTGAGCGCGAAAGAGTACGAGTACACACCGGGCAGAGGCGAGCCAGTGTGGTGGTTGTAGGCTTGGACTTGGTTGAAGTACTTACCGGTTTGCTCCTTGAAGCGGTCTTGGCCGTTAAGCACAAGCTTGAACGTGTCGATAGGGCCGGCGAGTTCTTCGGTCCAGGCTCCACCTGCGGAAGTCGCCTGCAGAAGGGGGGCACCGGTCATCGCCGTGGAGATGAAGCAGTTACCGGAAGTGGCACCCACGCACACGTTGGACGCGAGAACGACATCGTTGGACGAAGTGAAGTTCCACAAGTTGGCGCGAGAAACCGAACCCTGGTCGGCGCACCACACAAGCTCCTTAACGGGGTGGTTGTAGGAGAGGCGGATCTGCTTGGTTTGATTCGCGGCGGCAAGGGCATCAGACCCCGTATGTTGCACTTGCTCGATCAGGTATTCATGACCCTTCTGGGCGAAGCGGCGACGCTCTTCGGTGTCCAGGTAGATGTAGTTGGCGTACACCTTGAAGGTGGAGCCATCGGTGTATTGGTCGAACTCGGAGGACAGGTCGAAATCCAAACGGACTTCGTGGTACTGGAGCGCGATCAAGGGGAGCGCCAAACCGGGGTTGCGGTTGAAGAAGAAGATCAGAGGGAGGAAGATCTGACCGGCATCAACACCGGGGGTGGTCATCTTACCCCAAGACGCCTTCTTGGACTCGTCGAGGTAAAGCTCGGAGTACAAACGCCACCACCTTTGGTAGTGCTTGTCGATGCGCTGACCCCCGATGGAAAGTTCAACATCCTTGATGGCACGCTCCGCGGCGAAGCAGGTGTCATCGGCGGAGCCAACGATTTCCGCGAGACCAGCCTTGGCCTTGAGTTCGACGTACATGTCAGCGACGAGGTCACCGTTACGGGCGACGGTCACGGAGACACGGCCGTTGTCAGCGGGGTTACCGTTGACGGTTTGTTCGATGTTTTCCATCGCGAAGTTGGTGTGGCGCTTGTAAACAGCCTGAAAGAAAGTTACAGCGGGGTTGCCAGTCAGGTAGACATCCTGGGCACCGTAAGCGACGAGTTGCATGAGACCACCAGCCATTTTTTTTGTTGTACTATACACCAACATTTTATTTCAGCGCGAAAAAACATGCACTCTTTTTCCTGTGTGTACATAAAATGTTGACCGTCACCGAGAAGAAAGAAGAATCTGAATATGAATCCGAGTCCGAGTCCCCGTCAGAGTCCGGAGTTGAGGAAATTGTTGGTGCTGAAGAAGATGTTGACCTCGCGGAATATGAAACTGATGATGAAGGTGAACTTGACCCCACCGGCCTCATGGTCGAACTTCTCGAGACTGCTCTTATCACACCTGAAGGTGAGACGGTCTGCAGTGCACTCGTGAATGTGGGGCGGCAACTTGAAATACAAAATAAAATTATGGTCAAACTTTTGTCCACGCTTCAAAAAAATCGAGCTTAGAAAAATGACCCCCTAATATAGAAAATGTCAGAGGGCACTCACTTCATCAGCGAAAATGCTGGGTACGAGGAAGCAAACAGTGCCATGAGGACAAATGAAATTAAATCTTTTAGTGATGAAGAGTTCAAACACTTCATCGACGAACTGGAACATATGTGGAAGATTAACGAACATAACGATCAATATCTATCGTACCGAATTGGATACGATAATTTTTTTACAAAAAACGAACTCAGTGAAGATGGTCTACCTACGAGCGTAAATATAGAAACGATCTGCACCAAATACAAAAACGTTCGAGATGGCTTGTGTGAATTGTATCACAGGGCCAACACACTTAACCTCTTAGAGTTTGAACGTGAGAACGAAGATGTGAAAATGGCTACGAGAATTAACCGCCTGATAGATCAAGTAGACGACGCTTGGCAAATTGTATTTCGTAACGCTCGTATATACGATAGAGTAAACAATCCTACATATGTTCCAATTAACCCAGAATCCGACCCCTCCCTTTTCCGTGTTTCCACGATCGCGAACATTCAAGAACTTTCTCCATTCCAACAGTCTATTTTGCAAACACTTCGCTACCTGTACGAAAACAACATCAAGAGATACAAGGGACAATGCTGCACCGAAATCAAAACAGCATCTGGGGCTTCTACTAGAGCGTGGAAACCTATACAAACAATCCAAGAGTTTGTGTATAGTGTCAGTAAGAAGGAGATACATTTTGAACTATGGAAAAATTTAACATCACGTGGGACCGGTCACCGGGACGTTATCACATACCTATCAAATTGTAACGACATGCAATTCCCTGATATTATCAAAAACCGTAACGTGTGGTCATTTAACAATGGCATTTTCATCGGTAAAGAACGGTCGGATAAGGACGGTATGTATAAGTCATCGTTCTATACATACGAATCACCAGAGTTTAAATCACTTGACCAAACCGTTATGAGTTGTAAATACTTTGACCAGGATTATACCGACCACTCACACCTCGAGGATTGGTACGATATCCCCACGCCTTATTTCCAGTCTATCCTAGATTACCAGAAATTCGACGAAGATGTGTGTAAGTGGATTTATGTTCTCGGTGGTCGCCTATGCTTCGACGTTAATGATATGGACGGTTGGCAAGCGATCCCCTTCCTAAAGGGTGTTGCGCGCTCAGGTAAGTCTACGCTAATCACGAAGGTGTTTAGAAAGTTCTACTGTCCGGAGGACGTTCGCACGCTTTCGAACAATGTTGAGAAAAAGTTTGGTCTATCGTCCATTTACGACGCGTTCATGTTTATCGCTCCTGAAGTTAAGAACGATCTCGCACTTGATCAAGCCGAGTTCCAATCCATCGTGAGTGGAGAAGACGTATCGATCGCGGTAAAACACGAGAAGGCTAAATCCATCGAATGGAAAACGCCCGGTATTCTTGGTGGGAACGAAGTACCCCACTGGAAAGACAACTCTGGAAGTATTCTGCGCCGTATTTTGACAGTCAATTTTGGTAAACAAGTAAAAAATGCTGACCCTACGTTAGATGTAAAGTTAGAGAGTGAACTCCCCGTCATTCTCCAAAAATGTGTACGCGCGTATCTACTCTATTCACAACAATACGCCAATAAGGATATCTGGAATGTTCTTCCAGAGTATTTCAAGAAGGTGCAAAAGCAAGTCGCGCTCGTTACCAGTCCACTCGAGAACTTCTTACAGTCGCATATGGTCAAAATCGACGAGAACGCGACGTGCCCCATGACCGTCTTCCAGGATGCATTTAACAACTTCTGCGTATCCAGAAACCTTGGTAAGAAGACCATCAATTACGATACATATATCGGGCCATTCAGTCAGAGAGACTTATCAGTGAATGTCGATTCGCGACTGCATAATGACATGATGTACGATGCACAGGAATTCGTAGTGGGTCTCGACGTGGTTATATCTCTTAATAATTAAAATATACGCGTAAAATATATGGGGCAATTTAACCATTTTGTCAACAATGAAAATATACCATCATTTAATGAAGTCTTACGAACCGAACCGTACTTAACGAACGCTAACCGGAATAAACTGCAACGTGCGCGCACAAATGATAACATGCGCGCGTACGACAAAATGACGAACTTGACACGGAAGAGAATTGATAATTCTAATCTCACGAAACTCGTAGTCGGTTCGCTTCAACTCGGATTTTTTAATGCTATAGTCAACCGAGAGTATGACGCAACAAAACGTATTAATTTAGAAAATGTGATTAATAAACCTGTACCCGGTAGAGATACTTTACCGGGCACTACATTAGATATAGAAGTTACGAAAATCAAGTTGATATACGGTCGTTACACTGGGGGTGTAGAACGTTCCAAGTCTGGTATGGTCGGTAAATTTAACCCGTTGACGAATTATTTTATGGCCCAGGTAACTGCGAGTATGTATGACGGGTCTGTTAGACAGGGTATAAATTTCCGTATATATAAGAATGGTAAAATACACTTTTCCGGTGGGTTTATGAACAATGATATCACTCACGCGGGAAAAATACAAAAATACATTGTCGATAATTTTACGAATAGAGAAAACTTTTTATACAATCCTATTATTTACAACAATATCGTCGGTCAATTTAAGATAAATGGTTCGACCAATTTGACCAAAGTAGCTGCCACGTTTGCAAAGACCGGTAAAGTTAGTTACGAACCAGAATTACAGGCATCGTTACGCATGGAACATAAGGGTAGAACATTTCAACTGTTTACTTCAGGTGTTGTACAAATATTGGGTGTTAATAATAACGCCGAAATGATAGCGTCTTATGATATAGGTAAAGGGTTGGTAAAAGAACTTGTAGTTCTAGACTGTGTGAAAATACTTGGTACTCAGGTAAATACCGCCGTCGTCAAGCGTCGTGTCGCGAAGACTGTCACTAGCAATAAAAATGAAGGGAATGTGAGTTACAATAAAAATAAAGAACCTACCAAACGAATCATAATCTCAAAAAAGATATGTACGTCATACAGTAAGCCCGAACTTATGGCCCTCGCCAAAAAGCTTGGTATAACGAATATCAAGTCTACTATAACTAAAACCACGTTATGTGACCTCATTAAAAAACACGTATATGGTAATTTTGAAGTAAATGGTCACCCATGTAAAGTTCATTCAAAGGATTATCTGATTTCTGTGGCCATGACTAAAGGTATTACCGTATCCGATACCGATACAGTAAATACATTGTGTATAAAATTAGAATTACCCCCTCCTAAAGCACCCACTAAAAAAATTATTACCGCAAACAATACGGTGATTAGCAAGGTTGATTACAAAAAACGTCGGTTAAACGATAAGAGTGTTAAGGAGAATATAAAGAAACTTTACGGTAATAAATGGCTTACTCAATATAAAAACGTAATGGAACCTCTTAATAAAAACGTAATGGAAATGCAAAAAGCTATTAACGCACTCAATCTTAAAAAGAATAAAAAGGGGTTACCATTTAAAAAGGGTGTCGATGATGTTAAAAAGAGTGTGGTGAGAACGTGGAAATCGCAGCGAAAAGTTGAGTTGAATAAAAAATTAAATAATCTGAATAACATTTTTGCTAAAAATCTTGAAAATTTCATGAATGTTGCAACACCGTCGCCTCCGAAGAAGAACAATAAAAAACGATTCCCTAAAGGTACACGAGTCGAACAAATTTAAAAACAACTCGCGGACATTATGTATGGATAACCCGAGAAACGTTTTTCTACAACTCTTACGATCAAAAACTGAAATACAAATAGATACTATGGAAAATGTGAGTGTATATATACGAGAATCTATTCTAAACACTATATTTTACGTGATAGTAGAGTATATTAAGTTTGAGCGCAGTACCCACGATACTGGGTTTGGTCCAATTGAAGAAATATATTATTGTACAGATGAATTTATCAACGCCGACGACGCGCGTAAATGGATAAGAGAAAACGTACCTGATGATGACATGGATCTAATCATGTACGTTTTTGACAACCCCCGTAAAATGTATAGGTCTAAGCATAGACGTACACTTTTGTACCTTAAAAACATGTTATATTTCGATTTATAAGTTTAGTGGGCTCAGAAATCTGTTTCAAATGTGAGGTGTGATAAGAAAAATCATACCCGAGAAAAGACGATTTTATTTTATCAGAAAGTGCAAACCCTTCATAACTCTTCGCAACACCTTCACATACAGCTCCATTTTCAACTTCCATTAACCTATCTTCGAGCATGATGAACTCTTTCAATTTTTCTTTTGTCATTCCATCATTCTTCATTTTAGTAAACATTTCTTTAGATTTTCCATTCGTTATATGAAAATAGTCCGTTTTGTATCCCAAATGGGAAACCTGTGTCTTATTATTAGTATCTATATTGATCGTAAAAATAACATACAAAATTACGGCAAGTAAAGCGGGTATTATCATTTAGTAGTATCCAAGATATTAAAAAGATCTTTAAGTTTGTGTAAAATGTTGAAAAGTTGTCGGTCGTCGCCAATCGTTTTTGGGTCGATAATTTCCAATTCGATTTGATACACGACCGGGTCTTCACTATCCATGTCACGTGTGTCACCCATACACGTGGTGAGGTCAATACTTAAATTTTTTCTGATGAAAGAAAGACGCTCTTTCATCTTTTTTTTATCCATCGTTCTGTCAACATCTGTCACAGGTGTTTCTTTGGAGATACTGACCCGGAAATCGAAGGGTGTGGTTGAATTATTTATGAAATCCTCATTATGGACACGGTGTTTCTGAATGACAGTTTCATCACCCGTATTTTCGTCAACAGTGATACGCGTATTGTCAGTTTCGCGGTAGAAAACTTCCTGTGATGTAGACATAATCTTTTCCCAACCGTCGTATTTTTGGAGGCGGCGCATCACGTTAGTGAACGTGTCTTTACCGATATTCGTATCAAACATTTTACCATTGAATTTACCGAGGCGAATTTCAATCTCAATATGTTCATCGTTTCTGTAACGGTCAATAATCGGTTTTACTTTATCGTATAGGTACTGAACGTCCATTGTATTCAAACTTATATATTTGCATTTCTCTAAATAACTTAGGTTAAAGTTTTCTTTCATTTTAAAAACATGCAAGGTTTCCACAATAATGGTAATACATGTTTTTTCAATGTGGCGATACAATGTTTGTTAAACGTGCGTGAATGCGCAGAGTATATTTTGAATAATGAATATGTGGGTACGTGTCAATTTACTAAAGTATACGTAGATCTCGTACATGTATATTTCAAAAACGCACCGGGTAAAATAAATATAGACCACCTCCTCCATAAGTTCAGGGATGTGTTTCCCCGATTCAAAGTATATCAACCACATGATGCACAAGATGCGTTGTTTTGTATCATAGATATTATCGAAAAGGAGATCCCAATAATAAAGACTTTAGTATACGGTAAACGCACGCAGTATACGGTATGTCCGAGTGGTACGAAGACAACGGAAGAACCATTTAGTTTCTTGATACTAAACAATTTAGATACACGGGACAAAGTGAGTGATATGATGACACGCTCCGATAAATGGGACGTATTGAGCGATTATAAAGACGATTCCGGTGTTACACATAACGTTTCTACTACACGTTCAACGATAACGGAGTATCCGAAAATTTTATTTATTTCTTTCAATAAAAAGCAGTTCGTGGAGATGGACGAATTCAAGCAGTATGAAATATGTGGGAGTATAGTTCATATTGGAACACAAAATGGTGGGCATTACATAACCATTCTAAAACGGGGTGACGGTAAGTGGTATTTACACGATGACGACATGGTAAAGGAGGTCGAATTCCCCGTGAAAGAGACACATCATGTACTCATGTACAGGATAAAAAGTCTCCCATCTTAATATCTTCCTTGATATTCACGAGCGTTCTATAAAACGTCCGCCTCCCGTTCGGGTAGGTCTTATCGTGACGCCTCTGAACAGGTTTCCACCACATCGGCTCATCTTGATGCATATATTGACACTCTACGATCGCGTCTTCTTCTACGTGCACCCCATGGGGGACTTGATCTTCGCGTATTTCGGATTCAAAAATGAGTTTTCCTCGCTCTTGAACGTATAGACGCCATATAGTACCTTTTTTTTTGAATTGGAAATCAATCGTATTCTTATCCCTTGGCTTCCATTTAAACATGGTTTCGTGTGTACCCGTTTTAATTGTGGCCCGTATCGGTGTAAAAATGAGACCGTCAATTTTTTGTGTAACGGTGGGTAGATACTCGTTCATAAATAATTCAAAATCATTTAACATATAAAATTTTTTAACTTTCATTTTAATTGGATCGTATTTTAAAACGGTCAACATCTTTATAACTTTTTCGGTATCGTCAAGGCGATCAATAAAGTTTTTATTTCCAACAACTATACCGGATGTTAAAAGACAATCGTAAATCATGAATGTATCTTCATATAACTCACCTTCAAGAATCGTTCCCTCATATATAGGCTTTCTAAAATTGAGAGCGCATTCAAACATGTCGAGTGCTCTATTCACGAACATACATCGCTTCTTGTTTCCAAACATAAATGCCAGAAGCATATAGCGCACACCGTCCGTCTTTTCACATACGGTGTATGGTTGACTTGTCAATATCCCGAAATGTTTATATTCAATGGATACGGGTTGACACCCAGGAAATGTACCCTTGACACCCCAATGAGTTTCCATAAAGGATATCGCATATGTGTAAATAGGGTCGTCTCTATTTACATATAGACGTTGCATCTGTATTGAGATAATATTTTATTCTTTAAGTTGATTTAATACCAGTTGAATTTAAGATGTTACCGAAACACTCGTGTGTGTACGTACTAGTGACTTCAGCTGCCGTATACGCGACAATCTTTACACCAGACTCTTTAAATTTTTCAAACATCGCACTTGACTTAGGTGCAATTTTGAAGTTACTGGTTCGCCTATCTTTAATTTTTTTGAGAGTAGTCTTATTCATCATGACCCACGCTTTAGGGTTTGTACTTTTCACTGTGTACATATCTCCATCTATAGATCCACCAACAACCGTGTCGAAATGTAGCCCCATTTGTGACACGGGTTCAGTGGACGCCCGTTTCACCTTTTCCGTGAACATACCCCAGTCTATACCCTCCTTCACACCTGGAAATACAATGATGTCGTAATTATCATTCGGCTCGAGCGCTTTTATTAAGGCGTCCGCGTCAATACTCACGCCAAAGTCTATGAAAAGTATCCTGTCATGTGATTTGATACAGTCTTGAATTTTTTCAGACTTGAGAAATGGGTCGTCATTCACGAATATAAGTTCATTATGTACACTTTTTTGCATACATTGAATATTAAATCGTAACACGGAATGTAAAACCTTAACGTGACACGATCGCGACCGTGTGACAATGATTGTTGCAACGCGCATATTACAACTCTATAGGTTTTAAGCCTTAAGCCTTTGTTTTAGGCAACCCGTAAATGGTAGATTTCCTACGTGTCCAAGTGTCGTTTGTACATCTGCAAAAATTTTACCATTCATTTGCTGCCAACGTCTACAAAACGCGTAATCTTCTGATAAGTACCGTTTTGATTCTGGATCGATCATACAATCAAACAGAGCACAATACTCGTCAAAATCGCGGTTCTGATGATCATTTTTACACGTGAGTGTATCCTTGTACTCTTCATGCATTCGCTCAAGTGCAGTGCGCTTAATCATCATAAATCCAGTGGGGCCATCGAGAACTTCGACAAATCCATTTTCAACCGACCGCCTCTGCGCCCCTATATTTACAACAAGACTCGATGAAAGAAGACCAGGGTCTCGTTCATCTTTTTCTTCTATTCCACGCTTGACGTTATCCCACATTACAACCTTTTTGGGATAACACGCTACAGAAATATCATGACCGGATTTTGCAAGGCGTACAACTGATTTCGCATCAAATTCTACGTCCGCATCTATAAACATGAAATAATCTGCGTCGGTCTTTTGCATAAATCTACCTAGAGAAACGTTTCTCGCTCGATGCACGAGACTTTCATTTTCTGTGGTATCAATCATCAATTGAATATTTTCTTTCATTAATTCGACTTGAAGGCGAATAAGACTTGCCATGTATTGTTCGAGACATAGTCCCCCATAACATGGGGTACTTAAAAATATTTTCATGTATAACTATATATTATTACAATTTATCCTCTAAGTATCCTTTTATAATCGTTACAATCTTGTTCAAAGTGGGTGTTGACACACTGCATTTTTCACACACCTCTGTTTTAGATACACGCGATTGTAGTGCCATAAATATAATTGCAGCCGCTACACTCTTCGGTGATTTGCTCATAAGGTCGACACAGTTTTCTATATCCCCACACTTTCTATTGCATGATAACCGCTCTTCGCGAGATACGTCAAAGTTATTGAGTAACCGTTGCATCATGTTATGTGGTTTAGTTACATAGTTCTTATCAGTTTTCTCATCATCTATCACTTCCATAAATAAATCTGTCGTCCGACTCACATCCTTTGACTGGATGCCAAACATTATTGAAATTTCTTCAGTTGTTCTCGGCAAGTTTGAAAGACGACACGCGTATAAAACGCAGTTTGCCTTTATCCCAGAACGTACAGCTCCCCGAGTAAGTTTACCCTCGTTGAATCTTTTATACAATGTCTTTGCATCTTTGAGAACGGTTTCGGGTAAATCTCTACATGCTTCGTCGATATCCTTGTATGCGTGAAATAGTGATCTATCCCGATGATTCATTGAACTATGAAAGTTAATCTTCGCCATACGTTTCGTTTCATACTTTGAAGAGTAACGTGTTTCTATGACAGTGCCTTTACCCCACGCATCGGAAAATAACTCGTGATTAGCCGATGGGATATTACATCTAGACGGATCACTCACGCGACCGTCTTCTGTCACACCACTCGTCCATTCAGCCGTATCATCTATAAAGGTAGCATCGACTAACCCGCACCCTGTACACACCATTCCCTCACGCGTGACAACCTTTTGCTCATTGCACGAGATGCACGTATAATATTTATTTACTGACTTGATTGTTGGTTTATGTAAAATCTGGTCCAGATCGGACCATATAGTAGCCAGTATTGTTTCCATTTATTCTTACAGACCTTTTTAAAAAGTATTGAAATTTCGCACTTAGGCTAGAAATTGTGTTCATCCATCTGGAGTTTCGCTCGCGTTTCGATTCTATTAACCATATCCTTAAACCTAGACGAACCAGGGCTAGAAGGTTTCCAGTCGGACCACGCGGCGTCGATCGTTTCGTATCCAAGTGGTAGTTCCATTCGTCCGTCAAGTTCCGAATCGGATACTACAAAACCACTCAAATCGGTGTCGTCGCTGTCTGAATCGTTGAGTATCTCACTATCTGCATCCATAACAATCTCATCGAGTATGACATATAGGTCGTCTTTAATATGCATAAAAATGGTTTCGCCGGATTGGTGGTGTTCACATATACTGGTATCTCTTAATATATTCGTATAATCATCTAATGTATATACTTGTGCATCTTTGTATATTAAAGATGTTTCTGAGTAATATTTAACTATGAGGTAATCTTCACAATTCTCTTGTACTACAGCGTACATCTCATCTTCTACGTCTTCAACGTTCACTAAAATTTTTATTAAATCTCCAGAATATATTTCTGAAATCGGTATCATATCTAAAGAGTTCGGACAAAAAATATTCATAGCTATTACCACACGTGATGGGAGTGAAAATTCTTTCTAAAGTCGACTGTAAATATTGTGACTACGCTGAAACGTTATGCAAAGACCTAAATCTCGAGTATAGTAAAGAATTGGTAGACAAGTTTGAATTAAAAGAGCGGTGTGGATCTGGGGTGACAACGTACCCCCAGGTTTTCGTAAACGATAAATATGTGGGTGACTACTTCGCGTTTGAAGAGTATATAGACAACACTGAACATATACTTCTTCCTACACTCTCTAGGTTTACCGTGTTTCCTATCGAACACGAGAATCTATGGTCCCTATACAAAAAGGCTCAAATGTCTAATTGGACAGCGGAGGAAGTTGATGTATCAACTGATATGGACGACTGGACAAAATTAACCGATAACGAACGCCATTTCATTAAATATATTCTCGCATTTTTTGCAGGGTCAGATGGTATCGTATTTGAAAATATAAACAATAATTTTGCTGACGAAGTGCAACTTACCGAAGCACGTTCCTTCTACGCGTATCAATGCCATAATGAGATGGTGCACGGGGAAACGTACAGTAAACTCATAGATAAGTATATCCGAGACTCTTCGGAAAAACAGAAACTCTTTGACGCCATTCAGACTGTTCCTTCTATCAAACATAAAGCAGACTGGGCGATGAAATGGTTCGATAAATCTCGAACGTTCGCTGAAAGACTTTTCGCATTTGCATGCGTTGAAGGCATTTTCTTTTCAGGGAGTTTCTGTGCTATCTTCTGGTTAAAAAAGCGTGGACTCATGCCCGGCCTGTGCTTTAGTAACGAACTCATTAGTCGAGATGAAGGTCTTCATTTAGACTTCGCACTCGAACTATTTAAAATGTTGAGTTTTAAACCAATTCAAGACACGGTATACGAGATTTTAACAGATGCGGTAAATATAGAAAAGGCGTTTATTTTAGAGGCCCTTCCATGTAGTCTCATAGGTATGAATTCTAATAAGATGTCCGAGTACATCGAGTACGTCGCGGATCGTTTACTTAAACAAGCGGGGTTCAATAAAATCTGGAACACGCAAAATCCCTTCGATTTTATGGAAAATATTTCCCTAGATGGTAAGACTAATTTTTTTGAAAAACGTGTGGGTGATTATGGTAAAATGGACGAAACGACTCCGATTTCGTTTGACGAAGAATTTTAATTAAACGTCAAATCTCTACCATCGTCAAGTTTACACGTCGCGATCGCCTTCGTTTTAGCACTTTTAAACGAAACCGGTGCAGGTGCGTTTAAATCACCATTGATATCCATGGGAGCAAACTTCCTACCACTGTCACGCATTTCAATCTGCTTTTCTTTCATGTTTGGCTTAGGAAGCTCAACATCGGCCATACGAAGTGGTGCGATACCCGCAGCCACAGCCGTTCTGGGGGAGATAGCCTTGGGGCTTGGGCCAATAGTAGCCATGGGGCTTGGGCCAATAGCTATATCGTCGTCTGAGTCAGAATCCGAACCAGCGTCTGATTCTGAA